GGGCGTCGTCGAGTATATACCTAGTTAGGTATATACTAAGCAAGCACCCAGGCACTGCGTATAGTGACCAAGGCCGTTCCTTTCACTCGGTGGGGGTATTATATAGGTGCTTGCTTAGTATAAAAGCGGCTCATTTCGCGCCGCGCGTCAGTATGTCGTGGGAGCTGCCATCGGCAAGTAGTGCGTATATACCTAACATCAGAGGTCAAGGTTACAGTGAAGCTGGAGGTCAAACACCAGTAGCATACGACAAGGCAGATGGCACAAGAGTATACACAACTAAAGAAGAATACAATCGATCTCGATTGGAGGGAAGACCTAGAACACGTCCTAGAGTACGTTATAAACAGCCGGATATCTCGTCTCCATATTCTCGAACAAGAACTCAGGCACCTAGGTTGCAATCAAGATACGATCAACCAGTCCAAGAAACTAGTTTTACTGAAGCGGCCCACGAAAGAAATCCTGGACTTCGTAGGAGGCTTCCTGGGCAGACGACCGAAGGACAACAAGGAGGACAAACAGCAGAAGGAGCCAGAGTACCCGCCAGCAGAGGGCCATTAGATACGCGTATAAATATACCAGAAGCTTTGGAAGAAAGTGCGCCGTTACTAGGTACAACCGCGACATCTGGATTAGGATTTAGCGGGAGTTCGTTATTAACCGCTGGAACAGTCGGTACAGCAGCAGGGCTTGGTCTAGGAGCAGCAGTGTCATCTATAGCTAGTCGATACAAAGACAAAGGCGCAGTCTTACCAGGTACCGATTACGTAGGTCCGGGTAATCCAATAAATATCGACGCACCTCGGCATGCGAGCGACGTCATTGCCAAGGAACACGATATCGGATACGACGACATTATTAAGAAAGCCAGGGCTGGTAATCTCACGGAGCAAGAGTTTGCCGCGCATATCGAGCAACTCGATAACGACGCTATCGCAAAGTTCGCCGAAAACTTTAGAACCAGTGGTGAGTGGCAATCATTCGTTGGACGTTGGGGATTGTACTTTAAGAACCGCATCGAACGAGTTACAGGACCGCTCTATCCTTCATTTCCAGGTAAGACATGGGCAAATGGCGCAATATACCACCTAGTAAACGAGCTAATTGGAATAAATTAACGGAAGGACAAAGACGTTACGCCGAGGAACAGTATAAACTTGCATTACTTCGTAGAGGTTTACCTATTGATCATCCAGTTCCAGAACCCGACGAACCGGATCCACACGGCAGAGGTTCAGACTCAGACGATAGCTACGGATTTCTCGATAGACCTCATCCGGACGAACACAGAGTTGCTGAAGAAGTTAACAGACACGCAGAACAAGAAGAAGCTGACCGCCAGGTTATTGAAGCTTTCGACGAAGGTCTGTTTGAAGGCGATATTGAAGGTGGTTCTGGTGAATCTAGTGGCCACTCTAATATTAAAACAGTGGGAGCAATGAATGCTGGTACGAGTAGAATGGATGTGGATAATCCAAATACCGGAAAGAGAACAGCCGATCCAGGCGGAGATCGAGATTCCAATGTTAACAAACGAAAACGTTTGCCCGGTACCGGAGGAGATCAAAATGCCAAAGCAGCTATGGAAGGTGGACCTAGAGATGTAGCTCTTCCGCATCCTACCGTGTCTATACATTCACATGTACGTTGGTATCGTAAAGTTCACAGAGTATTTTCGTATGGTGTAGCATATAAGTTATTAGAAAAAGTAATTAATCCTACTCCTCCAACGAATCCGGAAATGTTTACGTTACAAATAATTACTACTCCGTTGATGGAAGTACCGTGGGATAGACGTTTTTATTATCTTAATCCGTCAGAGTTCGCTTTATTACCGGAAGGTTCGAGCTTTAATAAATGTAGAATACAGGTCTTACAACGTAATGTCAGAGTTGCATTTCCGACTAATTCTACGGATAATAATTTAGCAACGTTAAATCAAAATAAAAATATTATAACAGCAGTTGGATTGTATCATAAATTAAATGCTATACCTATACGTTATGCTGGTTTTGAGGCTAATCAACCTATGATTCCTTCAGATTTTAATTTAGTTGGTGGTACTGCGTACGATAATTTAGTGCGAGATATGTACGGGCCTCCTGATACCGCTGCGGAATTTAAAACTGTAGTACCGAGACATCAAATGGGAATACCTCAATTATATCCGATATATGCTGCGTTAGCTAATGCGAATCCACAAGGCGCGACTGCCGAAGTAGCCGGTTGGGAAACATTGCAAAAACATTATAAAGAAGTTGACGCCGATGCGTCTACTGGTAATTGTATATTAGAGATGGAATATCATCCGTTCGTAGGCCTTTGTAAGGTTCCTCAAAAGCCAATTTATCGCGGGCCAGCTTTACGTAATTCTAATTTAACGATAACAGTACCTAGAGGTAGCCACACATTAGTACCACACGAAACTACATTAACGTTCCCAAATAGAAACGAGAGTAGACCTAACACTATAACTGAAAATCATGAAGCTAACACGCGTCAAGTAACGGCGTTTACACATACCGGTTATATCGAACAGTCTCAATTCTTGTATCAAGGAATATATAAACACGAAGACGTAAAAGCGCAAAAAGCCGTTCATATAGGAGTACAACCAACTCCAGCTTTAACAACGCGAGCTTTGGTTAACGATCAAACTAACAATGCGTTTACAGATACACAGGCTTATTTTGAAATAATAGCCGAAGCTGAAATCAATACCGCTTATCCAACGTTCAGACCTCTCGCGAACTTTGTTAACGTTAAGGAAGGCGATCAATGGCTAGAATCTAACAAAACTCGTTTCTGGGGATTGGGATTATACGATGGGTTATTAACTGCACGTCCATAGATTATACGTACTTTATTGTAAGAATATATTGTACATTTTATATATTTCGAATAAACATAATGGATATGGTTTAAGAGTGCTCGTTCTTAATAATTCAGCCGTTTGCCAATTTATAGTTTTTAAGCGAACGTTCTCAAAGTGCGGATCTCCGCATATATCCAGTTGAAAGTTTGATATTAGTAATACAGGAGCCTTGGTAAATATTTTATCTCCTTGAAACTTAACTCTAATGTTAAAAGCTGTTCCTTCGCACAATTTCTTAAAATCTTCTCTCGCGCCTTCTTCCATACTTATTTCGTTACCAACGACAAGACGTCGGTTTACACAATCTTGTAAAGCGAACTGGTTAGTTTTATTATTAACTCTACCTATATGCCCAACGTTACAACATAAAGCAGCTATCATATCGAAAAAATAATTCTTTCCACTGTTAGGTGGTCCTATCACCGCTAACGCGTTACATTTGGGATTCTTTTCCCAGCCATATTTATTAACCCAATCTTGAACATTTATGAGAAAGTCCATTATCAAGTCCTCGTCGTCACCAAATTGAAACTTTAACAATTGATCGATGTAATCTATACTAGTTTTCATATCGTGATAATACACAAATGGATTAATATCATTCGCATAAAATATCGGTGTTTTATCTTTATAAAAGCTTGCTAACTCTCCAAACGACCATCTATTGAATTTCATTCCCCAAATCTGACACGCGCTTTCATAGTATTTGAATTTACTCGGATCGTGTAGTTCCAATGCTTCTGGTCCAGCGAATAATTCCTTTACGTGCGTTGGTGGTATAACACAAGCGTTGTCTAGTAAGGACTCCACCTTTTGTAGTATCCCGAGAAACCTGGATTGCTTGGGCCTGGATTCCATCCTCCTGCGTTTGGTTTGACCTCGCGAACCTTGGCGTGTTTCTTCTTCATTATTGCTAACACTCGTTCGAAAAGCTTGTCTATCGTATTCGCTATTTGACTCTTCTTCGGAACTGTGATATCGAATTCCTTCAGCTTCCCTTGCCAAAATTGCTTCTCTGGTAGTTCTTTGCAACGATTTCCATCGTATAATTTCACTTGAATCCGGAGATCGTCGTAATCTTCCTCGAGTCCAAATTTGCGAAGAGCTCGGCCATTTGGAGTAGATGAAATATAAGAGAACATTGTACCAGTCGATTGAATCGAGCTCGTTAATGTATCGGGAACCCCGCAGGTTTGAGCGAAAAGTTCCTCGAAAGCATTCGTCTTTGAACACTCCGCATCTACAAGATCCATTGCTGAGGGGACAATCATGCACGAAGTGGATGTGGTCGATTTCGTCTGTCCAGATGAATAAGTCTCCAGGGTATCTTGGTATTCCTGCAGCCAATCTTCCAAGCACTTGTTTACGATGTTCACCGTCTCTAAATCGTAGCACTTGGCTAAGGTATTTTTTAGTAGACGCGAACTTTCCTTGAGGAATTGTCCGTATGATGTGACCTGCCAAGCTTTGCAGTTCACGTTCCAATTGTTGAAAACGTTCAGGAGATCTTTCTTTAGTTCTTCGTAATCGCAGAGGTTCGTTGAATTCTGATCCTCCAGTAAAATGAATGCACTGTTCAGAGCTCGTATCCAATTGCTCGGAACCAGATTCTGTTTCTCCTCGAATAGGTTCCATAATTGTAGTATTATCGACTCCAGATCTAGATGCTGCGCCATTTTCCATCAACCAGTTCAAACTCGTAGTGAGCTAATTCGTCCTGTTGATAAATACTGCGTCTTAGTTTACACGGAGCACCAGATATATAAACGAGGTTTCGAGTATGACACTCGGAGCACCACATTTTGCTATCTTGCAATTCAGAGATTAAGTCACATCCGTAACACCAATCTCGTTCAAACATTTTAGTTATTTCCATATAGTTTTGTAATCCAGCATCTTCCATTCGTTTATAGTGATAAACAACGCATTGTTGACAAACTCTATCGAGAGCTTTTCTATTTTCATGAGTTATATCGTACCATACCGTATTGAGTACAGTATACTCATACGCAAAGCAAGGCACCCCGTACGAGTAAGGCCATCGCATGATTGTTAAAAACAAATCCGTTCCACACTCAACCCAAGGCTCGCCAAAGTCGAACCATATGTCCTCTAGCTCTAAAGGAGCTAATTTTTCGGTTGAAAACAAACGGTCGTTCATCCAATAATTTTTTAAATATTCCTTCAAGGTCATCGGTAAGCTCAAAGTGTCAAGGTCAAATTCACTCGATATCTCTTTATTAACCGCCCGCGCGGATAAACGACATAGAGATTCTGGATTAAAAACCTTTGGTTTAATAACAAATTCCATGCTTACCGATGTTGCCTCTGTGACTGCTGAAGAACGACTGTGCTCTTCGACATCGAGCGACATCCTTATATACCCCCACCGAGTGAAAGGAACGGCCTTGGTCACTATACGCAGTGCCTGGGTGCTTGCTTAGTATATACCTAACTAGGTATATACTCGACGACGCCC